ATAGCTCTGAAATACCGGGCCGATGGTCTTGACCATACCGAACAGCTTTTCTCCGAGGTTGGCTCCCGCCGCCATGCGGTAGGCTGTGCCGCACTTGGAGAAAAACCAAAATGCTATGAGATAAGGGAAATATGGAAGTACATATTTCTTGATTTTCTTGATTTTCTTACTTACCGTTCCTCCTTCACCGCCTCTCTGACCTGTTCTTTCTGCTTTGGCCTTGCCGCAATCTGCTCTACGAATTGTCGAAGCTGACCGAGGATAGATGGCCTGTCCTGACTGCGGCCCATGACCTTTTCCGTATATTTGCCGAAAGCCGCTTGAATGGCGTCGGCCTGATCCGCCTTGAAAAACAGCAGATAGTGGCCGGGGCCGGTCTTGTGGAAAGCGTAGTCCACATGGAACTCCTTGGCGATACGGTCAAAATCCTTGGGAGCCCCCACATATTTCATGGCGTTTTTACCGCCGTGGTGGTTCATCAGTTTCCGCACGCTCTGCCGCCCCTTGGGCCGTTTGGCGGCTTCTTGCTGTTTTGCAATTTCCGAAAATACCTTTTTGCAGGCCGCAGCCAGCACTTTACCCGAAAGTTTGGCCGCTTTCACGGATATGGCGATTGTCCGTTCTTCTACATATTCCTGCATACTGCCTCCTTTCCTCCGAGCGGGTCAGAAAACCGGACGCCCCGGAACATCGCCCGGAAGGGAGAGCCTCGGGCCAACTTGGCCCGAGGTCTACCGTTCCTCATGGGAAGGCCCCGCCTTCTCCTTGTGAGGAGTAGGTGGGGCCTCCTTAAACTGCTTGATTGCCGCCAGAATAGAATGGGTTTCCTCCTTCTCGTCCCGGGCGTGGACTTTGGAAATACGGTACTCGTCTGGAATATCGTCCAGCCCGGTATAGTGCTCCACAAAGTTACTCCGATTATCCGCCACATAGCCACCGGGAGAGAAGTGGCCGCCGTCATTGATACGAATATCCCGCCCGTATGCCTCATAGTCGATGTAGTCAATCAGGTGTTCAGGCACCTGTATAGCTTCAAAATCCTGAATATACATACGGCCCAGTTCTTCTTCGCTGTTGACATCAGAGTAAAAATCGAAGCAGTCAAGGTTCTGGGTCAGGTTGATTAAGTCCTTGACGCTACTTGTGTATTCTCCGGCATCCATGACCGCCTCCAGCTTTTCCAGCTCGTCCGGGGTCATTTCTTCCAGAAGATGTGCTAAGTAATTAAGCTCGCCAAGGCTTTCATATTCCCCAAGGTGGTCAGTCAGTCCCAGAATATCGCTGTCATAATCGGTAATGAAATACTCCTCATACTGTTTTCCGTCTATACCAATCCGGGAAAAGAGGGTCTGCACTTCCTCAACAGTCGTAGGAAATTTTAGATATTCCCCAGCCCCGGCCCCTCGCTCCGGGTAGAGCCCCAGATTGGTCACATAGGCTTCAAACATCGTGGCGGCCCTGCTGGTTGACCGTCAGGATACCGTCAAGGGTAGTGGCCGTGATGTTCAGCCGCTTGGCTACGGCAATATCGTTTTTCACATCCTCGTCCACCTCGTCACCGCAGACCACAAGCACATGAGAGCGGCGCAGCATATCCCGGCGCATATCAATCCCGTTTTTGTGTTCCTCCGGGATAGCGTCGTTGATGAACAGTGGCAGATAAAGAATAGGGCAAATAGGAGAAAATCCCGCTTCGTATGCCATACGGCAATACCGGCTGGGTACTCACCTGTGGTGATGTAGTGGTAATATTCGTTAGGGGATAGCTTCGCCAGATCCCACTGGCAGCGGTCGTTGTTGTAGTAATCCATCCAGCGGTCAATGGAGGCTTTGGCGGCCTCAAAAGACGTCCACCCCGGGATCTCACTGGCCAGTTCGTCCTTCATGTGTCCGAAGAAGCTCTCTTGGGGCGCGTTGTCCCAGCAGTTCCCTCTGCGGGACATGGACCGCCGCAGTGCACTGTTCTCCACCAGCTGGATGAACTTCAGACTGGTGTAGTGGGTCCCCTGGTCGCTGTGGATCACGGTCTCCTTGCTCAGCGAGATCCCATGGTGCTTTACCAGCAGCTGGACCGTTTCCAAAACAAAATCCACTTCCAGCGATTCGCTCATCGCATAGGCCAGGACCTGCTTTGTGCAGGCGTCCAGGATCGTGGAGAGGTAGCAGAATCTGCCGCAGAGCGGGATGTATGTGATGTCCGTCAGGAGGATGGCTCTCGGCCCATGAGACTCGAATTCCCGGTTGACCAAATTCTCCGCGGCGCTGCCCATTCGGATGGAGCGCTGCAATCTGCGGTAGGGATTCAGCTTTCGGATGGGGCAGGTGAGCTTGTATTTCCGCATCAGGCGGCGGATCTTCTTCACGTTCATTCGGATACCCATGTGCAAAAGCCGCATATGAATGCCGCGAACGCCCTTTGCGTAGCCCCGGAACCGGTATGCCTCCAGGATCTGTTCGAATGCCGCCCGGTCCTTCGCCTCCCGAAGCTCTCTGTTTTTTTCAGAACGCACCCAGTTGTAGTAGCCGGAGCGGGAGACACCTGCCAATTCGCACAGGTCTTTCACGGTGAGAATGTTGTTCCGATCCGCCAACGCGGCGCGAATGGCCTCAAATCTCTCTCCGGCGCTGTCCATGGCTATTCTCCCGGCTTGCCGTGCAGCCGCATGACTTTTTTTAAGAACGTCATCTGCTGCTGGAGACACAAAATCTCCCGTTTCATGCGTCTGGCGGCTTCGTCAGACGGGGCGGACGCCCCCTCTGTCTGGTTGTTCCCGCCGCCTGATATACGCACACCGCCCCGGGCGCCCTCATGAAAGCCCTCCGGCGATCTGGCCTCCCGCCGGATGCGCTTTGTAGTATTGTGGATCCGCTCGAAACCCAGAGCTTCCGTGTTATAGCCCAGCTTGCGGAAGGCGGCTGTGCCGGTGTAGCCCTGGAGACTGAGCGCCCAGAACGCCTCCTTGAAAGCGAGGGTGTAGGATATGATGTCTGCCGTCACCCGCAGCGTGTAGGGATTTGCCTGCAGATGCTTCAGTTCCTCTGGTGTGAATTTCTTCTTCGTGCCCATACAGTACCTCCGTTCGGTAGTTCTATCATAACACAGGTGCGGCGCTTCTGACCCTATGGGTCAAATGCGTGTCCGCCGAACGGGGCCATGGGTCAAAATCTCGTGTCCATTTTCTTGGGTACAGTTTAGCTCCCGTTGGGGTCAGCGTTTGGGTCAGAAAAAAGCGGCACACTAAAAACGGAACTTATGAAAAGCAAAAGTCATCGAAATCAGACGATTTCGAGGACTTTTGGTACACTCAGACTCCCCAAAATCGAACCCTGTCGCTTCTTCGGCGGCGGGGTTCTTTTCTACCCGGAAAGTCTTGGTTTTGCAAGAGGTTAGGTTATATGCGGTAGTGATTTTATACCCGTCAGGTTCGTCCCATACTGTAACGGAGTTGACGAGCAAATCAATGAGCCGTCTGCGGAAGTCTTCGTCTTCGATGTTCCCGTATTTGAACTGACTCAACCAGAATACGATTTGGTCACGGTCAATTCGGTAGACGAATTTTTCCTCAGCTTTGATCTCTTTGTTGAGGGTTTTCTTTTCATGTTCGAGCTGGACAAGGCGGTTCATCAATGTTTCAGAAGCAATACCCTTTTCGATGGCGGCGGTGATATTCGTGATTGACTTTTCGACCTCTGACAGTTGAGCGGTCAACTGCGGAATGTGCGTGTCGTTTATCAAATCCTGTTCGCTCTGTCGGATTGCCATGTCTGCAATTTCATCAATGAGCTGATCGGTCAAAAGGTTAAGAGCGTCACGGGCTACTATCCCTTCGATGTAATCTTTTTTCAAAGGCCGCTTGTCACACCCAAGTTTCCTCTTTTTCGTGTAGCAGGAATAGTAGTGGTAGACCTTGCCGTGTCTACCGGCTCCGCTTTCACCGTTCATAGAAGCCCCACAATGACCGCAGAACAACTTTCCAGACAAGAGGTAATCTACCTTAGCCTTGCCCCTTGCCGGGGCTGTGGCGGTCTTAGAAAGCCGCCGCTGTACCGTTTCAAACAGCTCCTTGTCAATGATGGCGGGAATACCATTTTCAATGACAATATCTTTGTAGGTGTAAGTGCCGATGTAGCGAGTATTACGGAACATGGCCTTAAAGCTGCTACGGTTGAACTCTGTGTTTTTAGCAGTCTTATATCCGGCAGAGTTAAACTTTCGGCAAATGTCAGCTACGCTTTCGCCGTTGGCGTAAAGAGAGAACGCTTCTTGAACGATGTGAGCGGTGTCAGGGTCAACGACCAGCTTATGATTTTCCACTTTGTATCCGAGGGGGATATGACCGCCTACGCTGTGGCACTTCAAGGCAGACTCACGCATACCTCTCGTGACCTTCTGTGACAGCTCGGCAGAGAAAAACTCAGCCATACCCTCTAACACAGATTCCAAGATGATACTCTCAGGGCTGTCGGTGAGGTGTTCTGTGGCGGAGAGGACTTTCACGCCGTTCTTCCGCAGACGCATTTTCATAATCGCACTGTCATTTCGGTTACGAGCAAAACGGTCGAGCTTCCAGACGATGACATATTCCCAATTCTGCTTTGCACTATCCGAAATCATTTCCATGAGGTGAACCCGCTTTTCCACATCTTTACGAGCGGTCGTTGCTCGATCAACATAGATTGCCACAATGCGGTAGTGATTTGCTTTGCAGAAGGTACGGCAGTCACGAAGCTGCCCTTCAATGGATTGGTCACTTTGGCCTGTGGAGCTATACCGAAGGTAGATAGCAACATTTTGATCTCCATTGTAGAGTGTATATGGGTCTTCCTGAAATTGAGAGATTTCTTCCTCTGTCAGACAGGAAAGGTCGATTGGAAATTTTTTCATGCAAATCTCCTTTTTAACTCCATGACTCTACCGACAAAGCGCAATCGTCCAATTTCAACACCACCAAAAACACGGGGAGGATAGTGTGGATTAAAAGAGCGAAGGGTCACAGTATCTTCATCAATACTGATTTTCTTAACAAATCCTTCTTCGTCATCAACAATGACAACCATAAGAGTATCTGTTTCAGGAGGTGTGTCCTTTTTAACCAGCACTAAATCGTGATCGTCTAAGACTGGCGACATACTATCTCCGTCCACTTGCAACCAGAAACAATCGTCACAGTCATATTCGGGGTCAACCTGTTCATATCCCAATGCTTCTTGCTGAGCGATGACACCTTTTCCTGCGGACGCATGACCGAAAATAGGTCGTTTGCAATTTTTTTCATAAGGTTCTGTGGTCAAACCAACAGAGGACAAGTGAAAGAGAGGGTCGTCAGTTTCGCCTTTCAAATACTCAGCCGTTGTTCCAAGATTGATAGCGAGAGTTTTCAAATCTTCATCTGAAATCATGCGGTCAGACTTTTTATCTACATCATTCAAATAATACTTGGGACGGTCGATAAGTTTGCAAATATAGGTGACGCTTTTCCCTTGTTGTTTGGCTAAATCTCTAATACGGCTTGTATTCATAAATACCTCCTTCAAAAATATCCTACTTTTTTAGGATTTTCTATTGACAATCCTACAAAGGTAGGATATACTTTGGATTGTGAACAAGAGATTTTGACAACAAAAACCCGACCCCCGAAAGGTTTTCTTTTTTCGGCGGTTGCTGTGGTCAATGGTTTAATTGTCTGGCAAGTAAATTGTACCATTACGCCCACTGGTTGTCAATAAATATTGTTCTCAATTCAAAGAAAGGAGAGGTTTTGTGAAAGAGCGTGAGAAAATTCGCTATCGCCTGAGCATCAATCACCTGTCGTTTGCATGGCTGATTGATATGCTCCGAAAGCGGGGTATTGAAACGAACGGCCCTGTCCTGAGTGCAATTCTCGCAGGGACTCGTAACGGCCCTTCTGTGGACAAGATCATCGCTGAGTCTATCGACATTCTGGACTGGTACGAGCGGCAGATCGGCGGTGTGTCATGAGCGACAGTGCATTTGCCCCGGAAGTGCGAGGACAGGCCAAAGCGTTCAGCTCACTCCTTGCTCGATCTGTCCGAGAGTTTTTCAAGGACGAAGGGAACCGCAAGCAGTTCGAGAGCTGGTACGAGCAGAAGTACGGAACACCGTATCAATGGAAACCTATGGTTTGGAGGAACAGATAATGAAAAAGGTATTTGGAGTATTGGCATTTCTCTCGTTTTTCTACCTGTTGGGTGTGGTTGGTGCGGTGGAGCAAGACACGATGGCTCTCGGCGCAGGCATGGTTCGTATGGGTATCGGCCTTGGCTGCTTCTGGTTGTTCTGTGAGCTGTCTGGTGCGTTTTATCCCGCCCCGCCGAGAAAAAGAAAGAGCCGCTGACGGAACTGGTACTTCCATCAACGGCAAGCGTAAAAGCTCAATCTGATTATATCAGAACCTATCATTTTGTAAAGGAGAACTTTATGAATAGCACGATTGCAAAACTCGCAGACGAGTTCGAGAAGATGGAGAAAACCATCGCTTCTCAGAAGAAGATGATCGAAACCCTTATGCCTACGGGCTATGTGGATACCGATACCGTCAAACTTCACCTTAATTCTGTGTATGGTGTCATGTTCGGCAGTCGCCCCTCCCTGAAGCGCTATAAGCTGGAAGACTGTTCTTGGGACGAGATCAATATGTATTCTTCCATCGGCCTTGCTGACAAGGTGTTCGAGGTCGGTGACACCAAGAAATTCCGTCTGACTGATGGCTCTTACCTGACTGCCCGTATCATCGGGTTCAACCATGACTACGCTGAGGACGGCAGTCTGACCCACATCACCTTTGAAACCGTTGAAACCCTTGACGGTGACATTCCCATGAATGAGAAGTCTACCAACGAGGGCGGCTGGGACGCTTCCTACCTCCGTGCCAAGCTCAACGGCAACTTCTTCGAGAAGCAGCTTCCTGCTGATCTGAAAGCGGTCATCAAGCCCGTGGTGAAGATCACCGCAAAGAGCGGTAAGAACGAAATGCTGGTTCCTTCCGTTGACAAGCTGTTCGTTCTTTCTGAGCAGGAGGTCTTCGGTCGCAAGATTTATTCCTGCGGCGGTGAGGGTAAGTGGTACGAGTGGTACAAGCGAGAGAACACGCCCTACGGCAAGTGCAAGCAGAATGGTGAGAGGGATTGGAGATGGGAGCGTTCTCCTTGTTCCGGCGACACCACCACCTTCTGTATTGTGGCCGGCGACGGCAGCGCCAACAATGACACCGCCAGCATCTCCTTTGGCGTGTCCTTCGGCTTCTGCATTTGATCGGGTATCTCGTAAATCCCGCCCCGTCAGGGGCGGTGAAAGGAGTGAAAACATGAATGTCAATCGCAAGGTTGGCACTGGCTTTGAAAGAGACTTATGCCTGAGTCTGTCGGGTTGTGGCTTTTGGGCGCACAATCTCGCTCAGAACAGTCAAGGTCAGCCGTTCGATGTGATTGCGGCTCGAAACGGTGTCAGCTATCCCATTGACTGTAAGGATTGTTCCAAGAACATTTTCAAGATGGAACGTATCGAAGAAAACCAGTTTTCCGCTATGACGCTCTGGAAGGAAACCGGGAATGGAGAGGGCTGGTTTGCAATCAGGTTGATAACTGGTGAAGTTCGGTTCATCTCCTTCTCTACGCTTTTGGAATTGTCCGTTTTGCGAACTGTGTTGTCTGCCAACGATATTAGGCGATACGGTATCACACTCGGAGAGTGGGTGTCCCAATGCAAGTAACTGTTGGCAATCAGCTCCGAATTGAAAATCCGTCTGAGCAGTTGCTTACATGGTGCAAGAAGCAGCTTATTCTTCCCAATCCTGAGTACGCCAAGAAAGTTCGTATGCACTTTTGGGTCGGCAACACACCTGAGAAGTTGTACCTGTTCCAATGGGACGGCGACACACTGGTTCTCCCCTATGGGTGCTTGAATGATGTGTTGGCGATGGACGATTGCCACATGAAGGTCAATCTTCCTACACCGACTGAGGTGGACTTCGGTTGCACCATTCCTCTCTATGATTACCAAGTGGAAGCCAAGGAAGCCCTGATAACGGCCTACTACGGTATTCTTCAAGCCCCTGCTGGGTGTGGTAAGACACAGATCGGAATTGCTGTTGCGGCGGATACAGGCCGAAGAACCCTCTGGTTGACTCACACAAGAGATTTACTCGTACAGAGCAAAAACCGAGCAGAGCAGTACATGAGTCCTTCTCTGACTGGTACGATCACCGAAGGTAGGGTTCAAATCGGCAAGGCAATCACTTTCGCAACGGTACAGACCATGTGCAACCTCGATCTGAGCCAGTACCGTGATGTTTGGGATTGTATCATCGTGGACGAGTGTCATCGTGTAGCCGGAACCCCGACCGCCATGACGCAGTTCTCAAAGGTGCTGAACGCTCTGGCAGCTCGACACAAGTACGGGTTGTCCGCTACGGTTCATCGAGCAGACGGTATGATTGCTGCCACCTACGCCCTGCTGGGCGGGATTGCTTATCAGGTGCCGGACGAAGCGGTGAAAGACAAGATCATGACCGTCAGTGTTCTACCCCGTGCCACACATCAAGGACTCAGCCGTGAGTTTTTGGACACGGACGGTACGATCATCTATGCCAAGTTGGTCAATTTCCTCGCTGACCGTTATCCCCGAAATAACTTGATTGTCGCTGACCTCGTAGCAAACCGAGATCACTACAATCTCATTCTCTCTGATCGGCTGACGCACTTGGAAACCCTGATGAACCGTCTTCCGCCCGATCTGAGAAAACAGGCGGTCATGATTGATGGGAAGATGACCACGAAGAAAGCCAAGGCTCTCCGAGAACAGGCCATTGAGGAAATGCGGCAGGGGCGCAAGCGGTATCTGTTCGCCACTTACTCTCTGGCAAAAGAGGGGCTGGATATTCCTCGGCTCGACCGCTTGTACCTGACTACGCCGCAAAAGGACTACGCTGTAATAACTCAGAGCATTGGTCGTATCGCTCGTACCTTCGAGGGAAAGGGTGAGCCTATTGCCTACGATTATGTGGACGATGGTATCCAGTACCTCGTGAGAAGTCACAAGAAGCGGTGTACCACCTACCGGAAAGCGGGGTGCAAGTTCATTGACGGAGAGAACTGATATAAAGGTTCTCATTGCCTGCGAGGAAAGTCAGGCTGTCTGTATTGCATTTCGGCGTTTGGGGTATGAAGCCTACTCTTGTGACATTCAGGAGTGTTCGGGTGGACACCCGGAATGGCACATTAAAGTGGACGCTCTACTGTTACTTGGACGGTATCTGGTTTTCAAAACAGAAGACGGAAAAGCTCATTATGTTGAGCGGTGGGATTTGATAATTGCTCACCCGCCTTGCACTTTCATGAGTAATGCGGGAGCGTGTCGAATGTATCCCCGTAAGGGTCAAATTGATAAAGCTCGATTTCAAAAGGCGATGGAAGCCAAAGCGTTTTTCCTTCGATTTTTAAATGCTGACTGTGATCGAGTGGCTATTGAGAACCCCCGCCCTCTCAAAATCGTTGAATTGCCAAAAGAAGATCAGCGAATACAGCCCTATCAATTTGGCGACCCGTGGAGTAAACTCACCTATCTTTGGCTGAAAAATCTTCCGCCGTTGGTTTACACCAATGTTCTTGCAGAATGGAAGCCCTTTGTTCCTGCTGGAACAGGCCGCAAGGCGGGGGGGACAGCTACGGGGCAAGGATACCTCACAATTCCAAAGCCCGTTCAAAAACATTCCCCGGTATTGCGGACGCTATGGCGCAACAATGGGGTGCAGTATTAGGAGGTGATACCGCTGAACCTTGAACCTTTCATTTTCGACTGCGAGGTGTTTGCCTACGATTGGCTTTTTGTCTTCAAAAACAAGGTCACGGGGGAATACACCGAGATTTGGAATGACAATGAAGCGGTCGAACAGTTTATGACCCAAGAACCCCTGTTGGCAGGGTTCAACAATAAGCACTATGACCAATTCATTCTGAAAGCGGTTCTCTCTGGCTTTACGCCGGAGGAAATCAAGGCAGTCAACGATTTTATCATCGTTGGTGGTCACGAGGGCTGGGAGTACGCCCCTCTCCGTGACTGCGGGATTTTCTTCGACCAATACGATCTGATGGACGATTGCCAGATGGGTTTGTCCCTGAAAGCAATCGAAGCGCACCTCGGAATGGACATTCGTGAAACCACCGTTCCGTTCAACATCGACCGCCCTCTGACTGAGGACGAGAAGCGAGAGGTTGAGTTCTACTGCCGCCATGATGTTGACGCAACCGACAGGCTGGACGATCTTCGTCAAGGCTACCTGTCCAGTAAGCTCACGCTGGGTCGTGAAAAGGGGCTGTATCCTGCAAAAGCCCTCTACATGACCAACGCCAAGCTGACCGCAGCTTACCTTGACGCAGAGCAGAAACCGCACTATGACGAGCGGGAATATCAGTACCCGGCTACTCTGTTACGCCAGTACATTCCGCAGGAGGTATTTGCATTTTTTGACCGGCTGAAAGACATGACCATCCCTAATGAGGTGGTGTTCAAAGAGAAGTTGGAAATCATGGTTGGTGACTGCCCTTGCACGATTGCCTACGGAGGTATTCATGGGGCCATTCCCTGTTACCAGGAGGAAGCTACGAAAACCCGTTCCATTCGCAATAAAGATGTCGCCAGCTACTACCCTCACCAGATGATCTTAAACGGCTATTGCAGTCGGAATATTCCCTCTCCCGATGTGTATGCAGCTACCATTGAGCGGCGGGTCAAAGCAAAAAAGGCCGGTGACAAGGCTACGGCCAATGCTCTAAAGCTGGTGCTGAACACCACCTATGGAGCCATGTTGAACAAGTATAACGACCTCTATGACCCCCTCATGGGCCGCTCGGTCTGTATCTCAGGACAGTTACAGCTTCTTGAAATGGCTATCCATCTCATTCAGGATTGCCCTACGCTGAAAATCATTCAGCTTAACACCGATGGCATCATGGTCAGCCTTGATGACTCCGATGTTCCCAAGTATCAAGAGATTACCGGAGAATGGGAGCAACGCACCGGCTTTGAGTTGGAAGAAGACCTGATAAAGATGATCTGCCAGAAAGATGTAAACAATTATGTGGAAGTCCCGTTTGAGGGCGACCCCAAAATCAAAGGCGGGGTTCTGGTTCGAGGGATTGCACCAGCAGGAGCGTTCAATGTCAATAACAACGCCTGTGTAGTTGCCAGAGCGGTCAAAGACTGTTTGGCCTACGGAGTTCCTGTGGAGCAGACTATCATGGAGTGTAACAAGCTGCTGGACTTCCAACTGATCGCCAAGGCTGGGAGTAAGTATGGTGACGCTCTTCATGAGGTGGATGGAGAATTACAAGTGGTACAGAAAGTCAACCGGGTATATGCCACGGACAATCACCGTATGGGAACGCTCTACAAAATGCACCTCTCGACTGGAAACCCCGTGAAGATTGCCGGATTACCGTCAAGGTGCGTGGTAGACAATGACAATCATCTCTCTATTGAGGTGATTGACCGTGACTGGTATATCCGGCTGGCAAAACGGTATGTCCGGGATTTCCTTGGTATCAAGCCTCCTAAGCGGAATACCCGGAGAGTAAATAAGGTCAAACGAGAGCTGACGGCTTTGTTGGAGGGATAGTCTTGGAAAGAGAACCGAACACAGAGTATGTCCTTTCACTCTCCTATGGTAAGGACAGTTTAGCTTGCTTGGGAGCCATTGAAGAGCTTGGTTGGCCGCTTGACCGTATCATTCATGCGGAAGTGTGGGCAACGGATGATATTCCGGCTGATCTGCCGCCAATGGTTTCCTTCAAGGTTCATGCAGATAAAATCATTCGAGAGCGGTATGGGGTTGAAGTAGAACATCAATGTGCAGTTCGGAATGGTGAGAAGTTGACTTATGAAAAACTGTTCTACCATGTTCCTATCAGAAAAGAAACAACGATAAATCGTTTCGGTGAGGGGGGGGTATCTCCGATTGCCGGGTTCCCACCTCGCCTCGCTCCATGGTGCAACAGCCGACTCAAACTCCGAAATCTGCAACGGGTTCCCGTTTACAATCAGCGCATGGTGCAAAAAGCTCAAAGACGGGTCTTATCCTCGGCTTCCCTATCATCAAGGGGAATTGGTGTACGAGCGATCTCAAACGCCGGGTTTTCTACTGGCCCCATTGCACAAGGGGCAAAAACAAATATTGTGCAGTACCTCGGAATAGCTGCGGATGAACCGGAACGCATTGAGCGTCACACTAAACCCGGCTTCAAAATGCCCCTGGTGGAAGTCGGGTGGGATGAAGCCTACTGCCGGAAGTGGTGTGAAGAGCGGGACTTGCTCTCTCCGATTTACACAACCGCAACAAGGGGGGGGTGTTGGTTCTGTCACAATCAAGGAATAGACCAGCTCCGATTATTGCGAAAAACCTACCCTGACCTCTGGAAATTGCTTTTGAAATGGGATAGGGATAGTCCGGTCACATTCAAGGCAGACGGCCATACGGTGCGTGACTATGATCTTCGGTTTCAAGCAGAAGACCTTGGGCTTGTGCCGACAGACCGCAAATTCCGATGGAAGATGTTGACCGGCGATAATCTTATCGCTGTCACGAAAAGAAATCTGTTGAAATTATTGGAGGGTTCAATATGAAGAAAAATCCTGGTAGAGCAGAGCGCAGACGGTTGTTTTTCAACCGCCGTAGGGCTGCGGGTAAGCAGAGAGCGAAGATCAATGAGTATATCAGTTCTCACAAGTTTTTGAAGAAGTTTCAGGAGGTATAAGAAAAATGGCTACCGAGAGTAAAAAGACCCCCGCACCCGCCGTTGATTACAGCGGCATGAATATCTGCCGGAAGTTGCAGATTGCCCGATTGAAGTTCCTGCAAGCCGGTGTGAAGAAAACCGGAAAAAACATTCACTTGGAGTTCATGTACTTCGAGCTGAGTGACATTGTTCCTGTGGCCGAGTCCATCTTCACGGAAGTGGGTCTGCTGATGGCTCCCACCTTCGGCAAGGAGTACGCCATTGCCAAAGTTTTCAACTGTGATGATCGGGATGAAGAGCCTATCTTCAAAATTACCGGGGTCAGCTATAAGGAAGCCTTTGGCAAGCTGGAAATTACCATGCAGACGCAAAGCGGAGCCAAGCACATCGAACGATTTTCCCTGCTGAAAACTGACGGCTCTCCGAACGAAGGTGCGCTTAATGCGTTCAGCTATTTTGCGAAAACCGCCTTGCAGGATTTCGAGCTTACCGAAATCGACCATGAAGACCTTGTGGGTCACTTCATCGAGTGTGATATTGAGCATGATGTTCAACCGAACAAGAACAAGCCGGACAAGACCATTACCTTCGCTCGGTTGGCCGATAAGCGGCCCTCTGACGGGTGGGATGAACAGGCGGCACCCTCACCCACCCAGGCTCCCAAAACCGCTCCTGCGTCCGCTCAGGCGGCTACTGCGGCCCCTAAATCTAAGAGTGACCTGATGGCCCTTCTTGGCTGATTATGGACGAGGGAGGGCGGCTAAATTTCCGCTCTCCCTCGCCAATGGTTTGTTGAAAAATATGTGGAAAGTGAGGATAAGATACTTTGACCACAACAAAGACAAAGGTTCAAATGCACCGGGAAATCTGTGAGGAAATCAACGGCCTCTATGCCCGGAAGAACCATGATTACGGTGATAGCTTCCACCAGACCTTTGTTGAAGAGGGTATGGCAATGGCTCGTATCAGGTTGGGCGATAAGTTTAACCGGTTTAAGACTCTTTCCCGAAGTGGGGAACAGAAGGTAAATGACGAGTCCATTCGGGACACCCTGATTGACCTTGCCAATTATGCCATTATGACGGTGCTGGAAATGGAGGTTTCCGACCATGACGCTGAGTGAGTATTCAGTTATCAGCAGAGCCGTTGAACATTACGGCGTAAATAGTCAAATCAATATGCTTTTCGAGGAAATGTCTGAATTGCAAAAGGAACTCTGCAAACACCTTAGAGGGCAAACCGATGTGAAGCATATCGCAGAAGAAATCGCTGATGTGGAAATTATGCTGGCCCAAATTAAGTGTATTTTCAAATGTTCCTGTGAAGTGAGAAACTGGCAAAAACAGAAAGTTAATCGGCTTTCCGACAAATTAGATCAGGAAGAAGGTGCTGGGTCATGACCGAAAGAGATCGCCGGTCTGAGTTCCTAAACTTCATGCGTCTGCCGGACGGAACCCCTCTGGCTACGGTTGAGGTTTTGGACTATCTCACTATCAATGGCTTTTTCACCGCTCCCGCTTCGACCAAGTACCACGGTAACTATGAGGGCGGCTTGTTTGACCACTCTCTATCCGTAGCAAAACACTTGGCCGGCCTGACTGAGAGATTGGAATTGAAATGGAAGGACTGCCGTTCTCCCTATCTGGTGGGTATCTTCCATGACCTCTGCAAAATCGACCTGTACCGTCATCCTGTCAAAGACACAATTTATATTGGCGGGGAGAAGCAGTTCATTTTCGATAAACTCTCTTGGGAGCATAATCCTAACACGCTTCTCAAAGGCCACGGTGATAAGTCGGTCATGCTTCTAAGCCAGTTCTACAAGCTGACTGAGGAAGAGGTTCTGTGTATCAGGTATCACATGGGAGCCTTTACCGACAAGTCCGAGTGGAACGATTACACCAGAGCCGTCAACCTCTATCCTAATGTGCTGTGGACGCACCAAGCGGATATGCTGGCAAGCCATGTGGAAGGAGTCTGAGCATGAAGATCATTGAACCTAAAGTGGAGCTTATCAATCCTCCCGCCTATTCTGACCTTCTCTCTCTGATTGAGCTGGCCGGACGCACTTGCTATAAGTCCGAGAGCAAGATTACCGGGGACAGCGCAGAAAAGTTTGTCAAGAACATCTTGAAGCGAGGTCATGAGGCTGTCATTGAGCATGGCAGCGTGAGTGTTCGCTTTACCTGTGATAGAGGTGTGAGCCATGAGATTGTTCGGCACAGACTGGCCTCCTACTGCCAGGAAAGTACCCGCTATTGCAATTACGGCAAAGAGAACTTTGGTTCTGAAATTACGGTAATCAAGCCTTGCTCCCTTGATAAAGACGGTACGGCTTACCGACACTGGTTTTGGGCTTGTTCCCAAGCAGAAGAAGCCTATTTCAATATGCTTGACTTCGGCTGTACTCCGCAGGAGGCCCGGTCTGTTCTTCCCAACAGCACGAAGACCGAGGTGGTCATGACGGCCAATATGCGGGAATGGAGGCACTTCCTTCGGCTCCGTACCGCTCCTGCCGCACACCCGGATATGCGAGAGGTCGCAAAGATGCTCCTGGTTGAGATGCAGGCCCGATACCCGGCTTTCTTTGAAGACTTCGAGGTATGAACCATGATTGTGAAAAAGGCCGGAGGAAAGGTTTACGGAGCAGTCTTCACCGCCGCAGAGAAAAAAGCCATGGAAATGGAGATCAACCGGCAAATCATCGAAGCGGACAAACGCTATACCGATGACATTGACGCAATGGTTCTCTATACCCTTGCGGTTCATCTGGGCTTTGGCCCTAAGCGGCTCAGACGCTTTTATGAAGCCTTTGCCGCGGAACATGACCGGCTTATTCAACATTACGAAATGCCGGACGATTACACATGGCTCTGCAAAGAAGAACTGAAAAAGATTGGTGTCGATGTGGAGGCATGGAACAGAGAAAGGGGAAGTATTCATGACATTCGTGAACAATAACGGGAAAGTTCCGTATATCATGGTCGCCGGTGCAGATCATGTCACCGGCGAAATGCCGCTTGAAACTGCGGAAAAGATTTACAACGAGGGAACCAAGAGAGCCAGCAATAGGTTTCCCGGCTATCCGGTTTGCGTGGATAACAAGTATTTCTTCGCCACCAAGACCTCTCCGAAGAAAAGGAAAACCACCAATGAGTAAGCTGCTTCCGGTACTGCTGCTGTCATTGGTTCTCCTATCTTCCTGTTCTGCCAAGCCGGAAACAGAAATCATTGAACTTCCTGAGCTTCCTGTGCTTGAAGTCACTACACCGGAACCCACACCCACTGTTCCTCTTTGGAGCGAGGAAGAGGTTGATGTGCTGGCAAAGATGGTATGGGGAGAGGCCAGGGGTGTACCGTCTGATACGGAAAAGGCCGCTTGTGTGTGGTGTGCGCTCAACCGTGTCGATCAGGGATATGGTTCAATCACTACGGTAATTACCGCTCCTTATCAATTCATCGGGTATGATGCAGATAACCCGATTGATGATGAAATTAAAGCCCTGTGCGAAGATGTTCTTACCCGATGGTATGCGGAAAAAGATGGGGAAACTAATACGGGGCGGGTTTTACCTTCTGACTATCTCTGGTTCAGCGGAGATGGCAAACACAATTATTTCAGAAATGCCTACAAAGGCGGAGAAACATGGGATTGGTCGCTCCCTTCCCCTTATGAAACCTGAATGACCGAGAGGTGCCGTCATGTATGAAAAAATACCCTCTGAATTGAAAGAAAAGACCCAATGGGTCAATGTCTGGAATAGCAGCAAGGTTCCCATGCAGACCGGCCAAAAAAAAGCTGCCTCTTCTGTGCTGCCTGATACTTGGGGAACTTTTGATTGTGCTGTGCTGAATGTGGCGAACGGCATCTATGACGGCATCGGATATGTGTTCAATGACGATGGACTAATCGGGATTGACATTGATGACGGTTTTTCAGAAGGACTATTGAACCCGTTGGCCTCTGACATTATCAGCCATTGCGGTTCTTATACGGAGAAGAGCCGCAGCGGAAGAGGGGTACACATTCTGCTGAAAGGCTCTCTCCCCTTCAAAGGTCGTAACAACCGAGCCGGGGTGGAGATTTATCGGAGTGGCCGGTACTTCATTATGACCGGAAAAGTCATTATTTATTCGGAGATCATTGAAAATCAAGAAGCGATTGATTATATCGTTTCCAAGTATTTTCCTGATGTTCCGAAAGAAGGTGCCGGTTCCTCCGCTCCACAACGCATTTATTCCCCAATCTACCGAAAGCCAGAGCCGGGGAAAATCGCTCTAAAACCAGAATATCCCGCAATCACTACCGGGAGCCGGAACCTGAGTTTGACTTCTCTGGCCGGTCAGATGCACAATCAGGGATATTCCAAAGCGGAGATTTACAAAGAGCTGCTGTATGCCAACACTCAGGCTTGCAAGCCGCCTCTTCCCCGTTCGGAGATTGAAACCATTGTAAATTCAGTTACCAGATATAGGAGGTAATTCATGAAACCTTATCAGCGTGGAGATGTTGTCATTATAGATGTACCTATCCCGGCCTCCGGCCATGTGCAGGGAGGCAAGCGGCCCTGGGTCATCGTTCAAAATAACATGGGGAACCAGTTCTCTCCCACCAGTATTGTAGTCCCTCTGACCACAAAAATGAAGCGGCTGGAAATGCCCACCCATGTTGCTTTTGTATGGGAGAACTTGGAGCAAAGTATGGTCGAGTGTGAACAGGTACGGGTTATCGACATTACCGAAGACTGGAAATATGTCTGTACCTTACCGCCTCAGATCATGTCCCATATCGACACGGCCCTGAGAAACGCTTTCTTCTATGGGGGGGTGTAACAGATGGAGAATAAGCAATATTGCCCTCTCAATGCTTCCACGGACGAAGTCCTGCATTGTTGTCAAGAGAAGTGTGCGTGGTGGGATGAAGACGCTCAGGCTTGTTCGGTGCTGGTAATAGCAAAGGCAATGAGGAAGGTGACGAGAAATGGCCGATGAAATTATGACCACGGAAGAGCAGGAACTTTTTCAGCTCTCCAATGGCCGGTACATCATGGATAAAGACCTGTCCCGAAAGATGTTTTACATCAAAGAGGCCAAGCCGGAGCGGAGCCACCAGATCAGCGGCACCGGCTATTCCTGGGACGAGTCTGGTATGGCAGAGCTGTTTTCCGAGTGCTACCAGAATGATACCCGCTTTTGCCCGGAAGCAAAGTGCTGGTACACCTATTCTAAGGGAGCATGGAGGAAGGATATTGGCTCCCTGTTGGTAGCTGAGAAAATCAAGGAATTTTGCCGCCTTATGGCTCTCTACTGCGGAGAGATTGACAACGAAGATCGCCGCAGGGAGTATATGAAGTTTATCGTAAAAATGGGCGACCGGCGTTTCCGTGACCGGCTTATGAAGGATGCTGCCAGCGTCATGCCGATTACGGCAGAAGAGTTTGACGCAAATCCTTTTCTCATTAACTGCCTGAATGGAACCTACGACATGGAGAAGATGGAGTTCCGTGAGCATGATTGGCGGGACTTCCTGACGATGCAGACCAATTTCGACTATACTTTGCAAGACTCCCGCTGTGAGCGGTGGGAGAGGTTTATTACAGAGGTCACTTGCAATGACCCGGACAAGGCTGAATATCTGCAAAAGGCCCTGGGCTATTCAATGCTCGGTATGGCGAATGAAGAGTGTATGTTCATCCTTCACGGTAAGACCACTCGCAACGGAAAATCTACCATGTTGAGTGCCATTCATCATCTCTTGGGCGACTACGCTTCTGTGTCCCCCGTGTCCATTATCTGCAAGTCTGACCGGTCAAAGAACGCAGAGGCAGCGAACCCCATGCTGGCTTCCCTTAAAGGTAAGCGATTTGTGACCATGGCGGAGAGCAACCAGTATGGCAAGCTGGACGAAGAAACAATCAAACAGCTCACCGGTGGAGAAGAGATCAAGGCCCGGAACCTCTACGAAGCTACTACGACTTTCCTCCCCCAATTCACTCTCTGGCTGTCCTGTAACGACCTTCCCTCTGTCAATGACAAGAGCCTGTTTGCCTCTGACCGTGTGCGGGTGGTGGAGTTCAACCGTCACTTCACCGAAGACGAGCAGGATAAAAACCTCAAAAGTGAATTTCAGACCCAGGCGGCCATGCGTGGCATTTTCACTTGGCTCTTGGAGGGCTACTTCAAATATAAGCGGTTCGGACTGAAAATGTCCCCGGCTATGCGTCAGGTAGTCAAGCAGTATGAGAAAGACAATGACTTGGTATTGCAGTTCTTAGAAGAAAGGTGTGAAAAGGCCGGAGGTGCCTACACCAGAGCTAAGACGCTCTATGACGCTTACAAGATTTGGTGTAAGTCCAACGGCTATTTTGTGTGTAGCGCAAAGCGGTTTAATGCCGACATGGAAGCTCACCCGGAATGGCATGGAGGTAAGACCGTCTACTCTGGCTATCCCACCTACCGGGACATTCGTATGAAGGGAACAGTGTAATTTTATGGCCTATTACAAGAGAAATGAGTTTGAACTTTCCATTCCTATCAATGATCTTAAACCCGGTATGCAAGTGTGTATTCCGAGAAATATCACCTATGGGTGGAATGTTTATACGGGATTGACCTTGTATAAACCCTATACCATCAAGCGTGTTACACCCAAGAAAACCAAAGTGATATGCGAAGACGGTACGGAGTTTTACACAAAAGAAACGGCTTTTCTCTTTCCGGTTCCTGAAATGAACACTGAAAATGAGAGAGTTCTCCTTTTCCAGAAAATAGGTAAAATTATTGCGGCTCTTGATAGAACATCGTGCAAGACCTACATTGCCTCCTATGAGGAAATGAAAGAGGCCGCTGACCATTTAGCTGCTTTCTACGACTTTTGCTTGAAAAACTCCCAGGAAGGATGATTTTCATGAACAAGAAAAATATGCGCCGTATGTCCATCTTGGTCACAGCACAGACCGCAAAAAATCTGGAACGACTGGCGGCTATGTCCGGTTACTTTGAGATTGGGAGAGTAGTAGATAAGCTGACCAGAGAGAAAATGATTTCTCTCCGGTGCGAGAAAGGAGATAGCCGTAATGAGTAATAATGACAAGTTCAAGGAGCTGTATAAGGCAATCGGTGTTCTGGCTGAAACCGGCATCCTCTTCTACCGAGCCACCATTCAGGCCGGTGCAACTCCCGGAGAAGCCATGATCTTGACCCAGGCTTTTATACGAGCTTCCATGCAAGGTGACGATACCTCTGCGAGTGAAAGTGAGGAAGAAATATGACCGTGAAAGAACTGAAAGCAAAGTTAACCAATATTCCCGAAGACGCTTCTGTGGAAATGGTCATTTGCAATACTGATAACCCGTTTGAAGAAGGGTGCCGGGTAGACAAAATCGCCTATTTTGAGTGGCTTCAAAAGGATGGAGCGAAAACCGTAGTTTTGTTCCCGGCATGAGAGGAATATATTTAGTGGCCTACTGAATATATTTGCGACTTTTGGCCTTTGGTGCGTTTTAGTGACTTTTTTGGTGAATAATCGGCCACTACCGGAAACCCTTGTGGCGCAAGGCTTTAAGGGCATTTTTTGACCGCTATTTCTATATTTTTCTGTATAAACCCTCCATAGAGAGTGATATATAGAGAGATTTATAGCAAAAATCGAAAATGGGTCACTAAACTCACTAAAGTCTAACTGAAAATAATTAGTGAAGGAGTGCTGAATATGAGTGAAGAATTGACTCCGAAGAGAGGGCGTGGCCGTCCGAAGGGGACTGGTGGGAACAAGCGACCTGATCGGACGGAAGCTATGAGTGTCCATGCTGAACCGGGCGATAATCGTAGATATATTGAACATTCCATGAAGATGTGGGATTGGCCCAATGTGGATATGAAGGAACCTGCCCAGGTCAAAGAGCGTATTGGAATGTATCTAAGCATTTGTGCTGAGGATGATATGAAGCCGAGCGTTGCGGGACTGGCTTTGGCTTTTGGTAGGGATAGAAGAACTCTTTGGAAATGGGCTAATGGTATTGAGAGCGACTTTATTCCGCCTGAAAGTCGGGACTTTATAAAAAAGGCGTATCAATTTTTGAACGCCCAAATGGAAGATTACGCTCAGAACGGGAAGATCAATCCAGTCGCAGCTATCTTCCTGATGAAGAACCATTTCGGCTATCAGGACAAGCAGGAAGTGGTTTTGACCCCGAATAACCAGCTTGGCGAGGTGACTCCCCCGGAAGAGCTTCAACAGAAGTATTTGGAAGCTACTGCCAGCGACTATGATACAGACGAGTGACTTGGTTCACGACTATGGCTCACAACTTTGCGACTATCCCGCTCGAAGGTCTGCGACTATCCAGGCCACCTCTGCGACTATGTGGAAGCCGCCGACCTCTCTTCTTGGGAGATCGGCGGCTCTTTTGCGCCCTGGCCTCTGGCTCCTGGCTGATCTGGCGCAGCCTGGGCCGATTGTCTGGAAAAGTGTACTTTTCTTTACTCTTTTATAATGTATAGAAAACACTGAAAATATTTTGTATTTTCCTATTGACAACTGAATTTATTCAGTGTATATTAAAGACACAAAAGATATTCAGTGATGCAGAAAGAAGGGCGGTATAAATGGCGTATGTTAGAAAAACCGTTGACCGGTGGGACATTGAAACAAATTACGGTTACGGGTGGGAGATTGAAGATTGTGAATATACCAGGGCCGAAGCAATGAAGCGGTTAAAAGAATATCGGGAAAATATTTTCGGTTTGGTTCGACTGGTAAAGAGAAGGGAGAAAAGACAATGAAGACAACAAATAAAAAAGCTCGCCAGAATGTAAGGCAGTATATTTTAGACCATTTCGAGCCGTGCGGGTATGATTTTACCGGCCCTTGCACTTTTCAAAATGTGGCCCGATTTATTCTTGAAGTTCACGCCAGTGAAAAATACTATTCGCCGGAATATCAGGCGGCAAAAGGTTTTACTAATGAAGCGGTATTTATAGACTGGTGCCAGGGCTTGCCCTGTGTGTTAGATACTTGTTATTACTATAACCGTTCCGCCGTGGTTGACCTGGGAAACATTTTGGAGCAGTCGGAGCGGGAAAGAGCGCAATACACGGAAGAACAGGCGGAACGGCTTTTAACTCATTTAATCTATCAAGAATTAGTAAAGGGGGCGGCGGGACGATGAAGCAATACACAAGAAAACAGTTAAAAGAGTATGTCCGTTTAGGGCTGGCCCGTGATCTAACAGAGGTTGACCCGGACACACTGCCAAAATGGTATGAGAAAATAGGAGTTAGCCGGGGAATTTATGGCATGAACGGCGGTTTGATTTGGGATAAAGTGACAGGGGAATATGGAGTTATTTTAGCTCGCTCTTCTAATTTATTCCGGTTGTTTTAAGGGGTGGTATATCATGCGAAATATTGAAATAGGCGGCTATATTCGTATTAGCAAGAAAGAAGCGGAAAAGCGATATAATGCCGGGGGAATTATTCGCTTGTGCGCTTGCAAGGTGTCACCGGTCAATGTGTGGGGCGTTTATGTTGATTGTCAGAAAGAAGAATTTCCCCATATTGGGAATGATGGTTTTAATACCATTGTTCCCCGTAATAGAGAATTTGAAACGGTAGTAAATGCGTTTCGTAGGTATAACTGCAATTATGAAATTGGATATTACCCGGCCTATTATGTAAAGGCGGTGCAGCTATGAAAATTTACGCCAAACAGATAAACCCGGAATTTCAAGAAAGTTTACTTTTTGAAGATGGGTTGTTTCCTGAAAATATGGTTGTTTGTGGCAATCGGGATTTTAAGGAACGAAAAACGGCGGTTTTTACATTAGTGGAAAACGCCCTTGATAATGGCGATTTACAAGAGGCTTTAGAAGACCTTGAAACAGGCGGTTATTATTCCGCCTTTTACGAGAGCGCACAAGAGGCCATAGAGGAATTTTTACCGCCCTCCAAGGGTGAATATAGCCAGGACGATATAACCGCCTTGCAAGGGCTTGTAAAGGCTTATACACAATGTAGTAGAGCTGAAACAAACAATATTTTTTGCCGGGTTCTTTCTATCGTGGACGGGAAAAAATGGGGCTGGAAAATTATCCGGGGTTGCTGTCAGAGTGATTGGAACGAGATTTTTTATTCCGTGGATGATTGGAACCGGGAAGCGTTGGCCGCTTTTGAAATAGAATATTTTAACATGGGTTCAGAGTGGATTATAGACGATGGA